GCTTGAGCTCGGTCTGCAGCGCAGTGAGCTGTTCCTTGAGTTCCATAATGGAACCCCCTTTTTATTGAAATTTTGTGGTACGGGTCCGGCGACTTACTTCTTGGGAATCAGCGACAGAATGCCGCCGAGTATTTGCGTCTCCTCCGAGTGGTCAACCGGCTCGGGATTTGTCGTCGCGGCTTTCGCTTCTGAAGTGGCGGAAGGAGTATTAGGAGGAGCGGAGCCTGGGCCTCGGCCAGACTTCTCTCCATCGTCCTCCTCGTCGGCTTCATCGTCGAAAAGTGCTCCGAAAATGTCATCGAGGCTCTTCACGTGGCCGTGAGCCTCTTTCAATGTCTTTATGTTGGCAGCGCTGAATTCGCGGCCTGACTTCTTCTCAATCTCCTCGCGGGACATCGTCTCCATATCGCCATATTGTTCAGTGAGGTAATCGATGTAGAGTGGGAGGAATGCGAGGTATGCATCGGTGAATTGCTGAAGGGTCGTCTCGGCGGCCGCCACCTTCTGGTCTTTGCTCATGCCGCTCTGCCACGGCAAGGAACAGGTTGCATAGCGCAGCGCGCAGAAGAGCTGGTCTCCAGTGTCGCGAAGCTGGATTTCCGCAAGCTCCGTATTGAAATCATCCTTCTTCTCTCGGAGCGCCTTGATTGCCGTCACCATCGCCAGTTGGTTCATCGGAAAAGTTACAACGCTGCCTTCCCATAGGCGAATCTCTTTGAGCTTGCGGACGCCAGCCTCGGTGTCTTTCTTGATGGTGTCGTATCCGATGGAAAGGCCCTTGATGATCTGCGCCTTCAGCAGCAGATATGCCTTTTGCGCCATCGGCAGATCCATCAGGAGCTGGCCCTTGACGAGCAAGGCATCGGGGCTGTCGGTGAGGGTGAGCGTTCCAATGGGCTCCTGGGTGTCGTGCTGCCAAAGCATCGGGACCTCGTTACCGTGCTCCCGAATCGTCTTCGTGAACGCGCCAGGCAGGATAGAGTCGCCGCCCAAGTCCACATTGTTGTAGACCGCGAGAATCCCGTCGAATGAACCGTCGGGAGCAATTGCCTTTACTTGGAGGTCGCGAAACTGCTTGGCCGCGCTCTTATTGCTGGTTGCCATGGATTTTTCCTTTCGTTTACTCGCTGATTCGCACGAGCGAAGCCGGCTGGCTTGTCGCGGGAGTCCCAGCGGCCGCCGGGACCTGCTGCATATTGAGTTGAATGTGGTGGGCGTCGCCACCCTTGAACGGGTTCATATCCTCGAAAGCGCGCACCTCATTGTCGTTCGCGACGCCGTTCTGAAGCATGATTGAGTAGCCCTGCATGCGGGACAGGAAGTCGCCCTTCAGTAGATCGCTCGCGTTGTGCTTGAAGTAATAGCCCTCTGCCTTTTCATCGGGGGTGAGCACGCAACGCCAGAGGTCCTGCTCCCAGCGCGTGAACCACGGCTGCATCGTCATCTTGACGAATTCCAGCGCGAGTTGCTCGATGTTCGCAAAGGTCGCTCGGCTTAGATCGCCAACGAGATGTGGGGAGATCCGGAACCAGCGGGCGATTTCGTGGATGTCGAAGAGCCGCGTCTCCAACATTTGCGCGTCGACGGCACTGAGGCCGGTTTTGACATAGGATGTCCCGCTTTCCAGAATTGGGACCTTGTGCGGCTCCGCATAGGTCGTTTCCCAGTCCGCACGGAACTTGTCGTAATCGGCATCATTGGCGAATTTCTTGGCCATCTCGAGGTGATATGGCACACGGCCGCCGCCGGCGTAGAAGCGTGCAACGTTCCGCTCTACTGACAACGAGGTGCCGATCGACTGTCGCGCCATCGTGATTACGGAGTAGCCGCGGAGACCGTCCCATCCGAGCCCGCGAATATGGAGGATGTCGTGGGGCTTGCCTGGATCGAGCGCATATGTCGTCTCATTGTTCCCCGCGACTCCGCCGAGGCCGTGCTTGACGATATAGACCAGGCGCCGCTGGCCGGTCTTCTCGCGATCTAGTGTCACCTGGGAAGGATCGAGCGCGCGCAACTCTACGGCAGTCCCCGTTCCGCTCCGACGGATGATTTGAGCGTATCCGCTGCCCTGCAGCGCACAATGAGAAGTCCGTGTCTCCTGAAAGCTCATTGCCGACATTTCATCGTTCGGCGCGTGCTTGAGCGCATTGAACATCGGCATGTCGTCCGCCAGCCGCTTCGCTCCGTTCTTCTCCTGGAGCATAACCAGCGGCGTGGCGCCCTGAGTCTCGCTGATCAGCCGGTTGCAGGCCCACACGACCGAATGGTTGAGCGCAGTCTCGAGCGATACCGGCTCGCCCGACCATGCCGGCATCCCTCCCGACAGAAGCGTGTAGATTCCCGGGTAGCCGTTACGCGCATACCAGCCGGCATTGACCGCATCGAACGAGATGCCGCCGGCCTTCTGCTCATTGATGCCGAGCGAGAGAGTCTCCGCTCCCATGCCTCCCTTGACCGCTTTGTATGCCCCCTTGACCGCATCGACGATGGCTGGAAACACTTAGTTGAGGCTCCGCAGTCCGGTGTAGGTCATAGTGTTTCCCTCTGCCGCGCGAGCTTCTGCCCACATGGTGATTAGTGCTTGCATGATGTCAATCCGCTTCGCTGACTTCAGCCGCTCCGGCTTGGTTGGCTGGCATAAATCTTTGCGGTCATACTGCAGCTGGAGGCATGATGCATGCCAATTGAGAACGGGGTTGTTGCCGTGACGAATCTTGCCATCCTCGTAAGCCGTCAGTAGGAACTTGGTCGGCTCGTTTAGCCGCATGAAGTTCTGAGGCACTTCTTTGACTTCGAATCCATCCTGGTCGTAAAGCTCCATTGCCTCGACGCGGAAGTTTGTCCGGTCATAAGCGATGAGTTGAAGATCGAACATCTGATGAGCCCAGCGAATCCGCTCTTTCACCGAGCGCAAGTCAATCGCATTCCCGGGCGTCGCCGTTACAAAGCCCTGCTGAACCCAATATGAGAGCGGGATCATAGTCTTCCGCTCAATCTCTAGAAGCTTTTCCTGCGGAACCCATACGAAAGGAATGATCGTCCAGCTATCTCCGATCGGAAAGCCGAGCACCAACGCGGTTGAATCCTGAGTCCATGATGCGTCAACGCCAGCGAAGCACTTCTTGCCGACCAGCCCCCACTTGCTAAGAAGCAATTCGACGTCATAGATTGGCCAAGTGCGCAGATCAACGTCGCCGCCGCCACATGCCTGCCACTTCGACATTTCGATAATCGGGTCTTCCGCCTGCTGCACGGGAATGTTCAGGTGGTACCGCATGTATTTCGACTTCTCCGCCGGTTGCAGGATGGCCTTATCCAACTCCCTGACAATCGCGGCGTCCTTCAGGAAGCCGCCGTGCTCCTCATGGCTCGGATTCGCTACTACGCGCGCCTCGCGCGACTTCCAATACTCCGGATCCTCCTCCAGCTTCTCCCGGTTGGCCTCCCAGATGGCGACATAGAAGTCGTCCATCTTCAGCGTTCCTTCCTGCTTCTTCTTCGCCAGTTGATACTCTCGCCACCAGAGTGGCGATTCATACTCGGCGCCCGCCGTGGTGATGGCGATGTCCAGCGGCTCAGGGCGCGAAATCTGTCCCTTAGTCGTGACGTCGTAAAGCGTCTCTGCCTTCGCGCCCTTCCAGCGGTGCATCTCGTCGCGGATTAGCAGGCTTGGTTCGATACCATCCTGCACATCCCCATCAGCCGACAGCACTTGATAGTAGCCAGCGCCATCGATCCGGACAATTCGCTTCGAGCTTGCGATGACCTTCAGCCTTGACCGGAGGATTGGGTTCGCCTCTACAAGTCGCTTAGCTGCTTTGAAGACCAAGCCAGCCTGTTCCTTTGCCGATGCGCACCCATAAGCTTCCGGGTTCATCTCCGGCTCCATCACAAGGTGATATAGCGGTAGGCCAGCGGATACAAACGACTTGCCATTCTTCTTCGGCGTCGAGACATATGCGCGCTTGTAACTCCGCGCACCAGACTCGGGCATTACACTGCCCAGCAAGTCGCGTATGATCTGCCGCTGCCACGGCACAAGGATCAGGCCGAGTGGCGGATATAACACCCTCTCGTAAAATTTCTCTGCGGTGCATGCCCGGCATTGCGGGGGCGAACCACGCTTCCGCTCACACCAGGTGTCTGTCCCACACGTTGCACAGGTATCTGGCCGATAGTTACCCGTAGAGCTTAGCTTCGAGTTCATCGACCTCGCGACCTGGGTCACTTCCTACTCGGGTCCGGCTCGATGCCGTAAGTCCGAGTTCCGCGTCATACCGCTGCAGGGACGTGCGGTAGGTTTTCGCATTGCGTACTGCTGGCGCGGTGAAGCTACCCTTTTCCGTATTCACGGTCATACCGGTGCGCCGAATCTCATCCTCGCACTCTAAAAGCCTCTGGAGGCATACGCAGCGGTCAGCGAGAGCCATCGCATCAGACGCCCGAATCCAATACGCGATCCCTCGAATCCGATCCCACTCCGCGCGCGCGACCGGATCAAGAG